TAATCTCCATATTCTCAGTAGTTCCCCAAATCTCAAGTTCAGTTCTTACTCGATGTTGTGATTGAAGTTTTTCATATCTCTTAGTTGCTTTCTTCTTCCACCATACAATTGCTTCTTCCATTGTATGCTCAAACTTACCTAGGTAATAACGTTTCTTTTCAGTTAAAGATTTTGCATGTTCTATACAATCATCAAATTCTTTTAGTTTTTCTTCATCCTGCAAAGAATTTCTAATAATAGATATCATCTTAACTTGAATCTTAAGTTTTTTAGACGACTTATCTGCAGAGATTAAACGCTCTCCACCATTACGTTCGTTGAACCACCAGAAAAATTCCCTAAAAACATCATCATGAAAGAGAGGTAAAAAGTTACTTTCAGTATCACCAATATGCCTCAAGAATGGTTTGAGTCCATCATACATAGACACACCCTTTGTTGTGCCATAAAGAGAAGTTGTCTCAAAATATTTGAGATCTATTTTGTACTTCTCATCAAACTGCTGCTTAAGTTCTTTAGAAGATGCTAGAAGAGCAAGCAATTTTCCACCCAAGTAATTAAATCCAAAGGGTTGAGTGGGGACAATATTAAACCCCATAACAAATCCAGCATTAATATCAGAAAGAGAAGGGATTTCCCCAAAGTAATTATTACGTGGTTTACTATTAATAGTTGGTGAACCAAAACGAACAACACCAACTACCTTATCAGTATTTGTTTCAACAACAATCCATTTATGAGTTCTTCCAGGAATTGCCTCTTCAATGGGATTAGATGCAGTAAGGTTCAGTATCTCAGAATAAAGCCACTGATTATACTTTGAATTTGTTTTTGGATTCGTATCAACAACATGAATTTTAAACTTCATATCATTTGGATGAATATTAAAGTCATCAAACATTTCTGAATCTGCACCAAATCCAGGTAAATATCCAGAACGTTGTTCTCCCCTATCTTCTTTAATATGACGAAGATAGTCATCAATACGATTAAACTGAGTATAATAATCAATAAATTTATTAGCAGCATAAACTGCATCACTCTCAGATAAAATCATAGGTAATTAGGTTCATCCGCACGAAGAAGAACACCATCAACCTGATTCAGTAATTGTTGCAAGTCATTATGCAAAACACGGTATCCAGTGCCGACATACAATTGCCCAAGGACAACTGATACTGTGGCAGTCCCCCAAAAAACGTAATACCATCTAGATTTTACTTGTGCTTTAATTTTGTTTTTCATTTGAATTCACACTCCATTTACTTGAAAGTACATTCCACCATTAATTCAGTCAAACATGCTAACATGTTTATTTCTTGATCCGCCACAAATGCCATTTGATATTGATACTTAGCAAGAGTAAGCACAGCAGCAGGAATACTATTCGGAACCATGGAATCATAACAAGCATCGTAAATACGACGCAGTAGGACAGCAGTATCATTGTCCAGGTTATTGACAACCCATTTACGTACTTCGGGAAAATCTTTTTCCTTAAGTTTCTTAACCAAGTCATTTACTTTTACATCACTAAAGGTTGCAAGAATACCTGGATCAATAGTACCAGAAGAAGAATATCTTTGGCACTCATTAAGAACACGTCTCCAATCTGGAAAATGCTTATTAATAAGTTCTACCAGGACCTTGTTATCATATTTAACACCTTCTGTATCCAAGATTTCTTGGAGACGTTTGAAGAATGAGGCTGCAATGGCAGGTTTGTTTTTACCTCCAATTCCAAATTCGATAACCGTTGTGCGGGAATGAAGTGGTTCGAGAATTTTGTTTTTGAAGTTGCAGGTAAAGATGAATCTGCAGTTGCCACTAAACTCCTCAATAAACGCACGTAAGAGGAGTTGTACGTCGTTCGTTGTGTTATCTGCCTCATCAATGATGATGACTTTGTGTTTTGCAGTTGACGAAAGCGAGACGGTCGAAGCGAAATTCTTCGCAGTATTTCTGACGGTATCAAGGAATCGTCCTTCATCGGATCCATTGATGACATAAAAATCTACTCCCAGTTCGTTACATAGTGCTTTGGCTACCGTAGTCTTTCCACAACCTGCAGGTCCTGCAAGGAGCATATTAGGTATCTCACCTTTATCTAGGAAGTCTTGAAAGGTTTTCTTAGTTGCATCTGGCAAGATGCATTCTTCAATAGTTTTGGGACGGTATTTCTCCACCCAAAGAAATTCATCACGACTCATAATTAAATCCAATCTGGTTTTTTCAATACGGAGGTAGGAACAATTTCCAACCATTCATTCCCATCAAAAATATACAACTTGTGTGTATTCTTGTCAAGGAAAACATCGCCTTTCTGGTAGTTCATACCCAATCAGGTTTACGCTGTGGCATACGAAGATAATTATCGCATACCCATGGTTTAGAAGCAATATACATTTTATAAGCAGTGAATGTATCAATGCTATCATCATATTTGAATTCGTCAGGCATAGCTCTGGCGAATGGTGTTGTCTCTTTTCCACTGCGACCTTGTGGATCTGCAGTAGGAAGTATCTCCTTTGCTGCTAGAAGCGTCTTCTGGCAGGTGTGGACCTTACCATAACGATCAGTATACTCATCGCACATAGCAAGACCATGTGCAAGTAACCACTGCCAGTTAGTTACAAACTCATTCGCCCATTTAGTGCAGGGGTGATTGCGAAAGGCACCCTTCTCAGTAGCATAGGGAGTACCGTCTGCTCTAGGAAGAGTGCCGAAGTTATGTCCCCATTTGTCAGAGCATACAATAGCAAGCATCTGACAGGTCTCTAAGGGCATCTTGACAATGTGCTTGTCAGGAAGAACCACAGCAGACTTGTATGGGCTGGGATCAGTTACAAAGATATTCATAATATTTTTGATAAAGAGATTATCAAAAGGAATGATAACATTATAACCACATCCCACGATTTTGTCCTTATAAAGTAAGGAACTGAAATAGCATCTCCAATAAAGTGGAGAAGTACTCCAAAGGCAACACTAACATGAAGAACCACAAAGTATGCAATGATCGCAAGAGCACTGCCAGTGATTCTCATAGCAACATCAAAGGTCATCAACCAAAAGTAGAATCAGGTTCTAAGGCAATATAATAAGTCAAATCATGATTCTTGGAAGTAAATCGTGACAAAAGTTTTTGTGATACAACGACTTCATAAGTTCCAGGAAGAACTTTGATATTCTCAACTTTAAAGTTGAATGAGAATGTAGAGTCAGTTTCACCAACGACCACAGCATAATCATTGGATGTATCATTCTTCTTGTCACGAACAAGAAGTTTGACAACACCATTTTCACCAACAGCAGAAAGGTCTGGCAATTGATATACAGCAGAAGCTTTAAGCAGTTGTCCCAATTGTTCTGTACTCAGTTCAAAAGATACATCTTCGCTAGGAAGTGTGATCTCTTTTTCAGGAGGAGTTACAATAACATTAGGGTCTGCAAAGAAGTACTTTGAGCGAGACTTTCCTTCACGGATCATCACGTATCCATTATTAGAAAAGTCAAGTTCGGGACTAGAATGAAGTGATAAACCATTAAGAAACTGATTTAGATCATAGATTCCAAAGTCTTTGATCAATTCTTCACTGATAGTTGCTTCGGCAAGAATATTTTTCATCACACTAATAGTGCGAAGTTTGTTTCCCTGCTTGAAAAGAATGGATTGGTTGATTGAAGAAAAGTTTTTAAGTACTGAAAGAGTTTTATCAGAAAGTTTCATAGGTTCCCTTAGTTTCATTGTGTAGTCCAGAGAAGTGATAAAGAAGAATGCAATAGTGAATTGCTTTCAAAATATCACCTTTTGATTTGCCGTTCTTTTTACCAAAACGAGAAAGATACTTGATTGCATTGGAGCGACAAAATGGTTCAGCATCACCAATTGCTTCAACAAGATCTAGAGTTTGTGTCTTAGATTCTTTAGAAACATAATGTGATCTATATGTTTCTGAGAGGTATTCACGAACCTCCTTCATAGTAAGATCTTCTTCATACTTCCAAAAACCATTGTTTGAAAGTTGATCAAGGTTTAGATCTATTCGATCTTCAGGAGTCATAGGGGTAAGAATAATTTTATTTGGGTCATAGTCTGAAAAAGAAATACCGTCAACAGAATATCCATCTGCTTTAGTATGTGATTTATCTGTATTCATAGTAAATATATCAGAAGAAGAGTATTCCATATTCAATTCATCGTATAATAAGGACCAAGAGTTAGACATATTATATCAATTATTTTCATTATTGTCAATATAAACAGATACTACAGTCTCATTAGAAGGCATTTGGAAATCTACATCAACTTTATCATACAGTTCCAGAAATGCCTGCTTAGTCTCATCATCAAAACGATTCACACAAACCTGAATTGCCTTTGCCTTATCATTGAAGATGCTGTATGCACGAACGATATGGACCAAACGACGTGTGCTGATGATCTCTTCAATACCACCATCATAAAATGTCTTACGGATGATGTCTGCCCAATCACAGAGACGCTTACAAAACTCAGTATCACTACAGAGTGCCATAAGGATCTTCTGCTCTACTGCAGAGACAGGATAGGACTGCTCAAAGGTTACAGGGAATCGTTCAAGGAAGGCTTCATTGAGCACGTTAGTGCCAATGAATCGTCCGTCTTCTGAACCTTTACCTTTTGTGTTTGCGGTTGCGAATACGTTGAAACCTTCTGAGGGCGCAACGAATTTGCCAATCTTCTTGAGGAAAACTCCCTTTCCTTCGAGAATAGATTGGAGACAAAGGATTTTGTTTGAGGCAAGGTCGATTTCGTCAAGGAGCAAGATTGCTCCACGTTGGAGTGCTTCAATGACTGGGCCATTGTGCCAGACGGTTTCGCCATTAACAAGACGGAAACCACCAATAAGATCATCTTCATCTGTTTCGATTGTGATGTTTACACGGATAAGTTCTCGTTTTGTTTGAGAACATGCTTGCTCCACAGAGAGCGTCTTACCATTACCCGAAAGACCCGTAATGAACGTAGGGTAAAATAGATTGGACTTAATAATCCTTTTAATATCAGCGAAGTTACCAAAGCTGACGAAGGTATCATCTTTTGCAGGAATAAGGTTTTGCTCGACAGAAGGCATTGCAGGTGGTGCCTGATAGTTTTGTTCTAGTTTTTCTTGTACAGTCAAGTTCCACTTTCCACGACTAGTCTTGTACTCAGTAAGTTTGTTAGTGACAGTTTGATAGTTCGCACCATTCATAGCACACCAGGCACGAATATCAGCAGCAGCAACAGACTCACCATATAGTCCCTGAAGGGAAGTGCGAATGAACTCAGGTGAGAGGGACATTTGGTTTGTTTGAACTGAAGTTATTATAGGATAAAAAAAGGGAGTCTCAAACCCACCATGTGTCACTTATTAGATTGTCCATACTTATATCTCATGGCTTGGAGTAGATATGCCTGATGAAGAGATCTAGGACCATCCTCAAGGATTTTAATCACCTTAGGATCCTTTTCAGATAATTTAGCCATCTCTCTCCAGTTTTCTTTCATCATACAACCAGAGAAATAAATTCACTAAGAACCTTTTTATTTAGTTTTTTAGTTTTCAAAGATTTAATGAAGGCAGATTTAATTTTTGACTTACTTGCACCATAGTCAACTTCAAAATTAGTATCTTCGGAAAGTGAACTTGATGGTAATCCAAAATATGCATGATACCCAGAATTTTTGATGCAGAAACTCTTATTCTTTTTCCAATCAAAAATAATTTTATCATAACTATCAGTTCCATAGTTATGATAGAGTTTAATAAAGTTATTTGCTTCGCGACTTTGTAAGACACGAATACCAATAAAGTTTACTGATGGAAAATTATCACGCAAAATTTTAATCATCATACTAGAAAAATTATGATAATCATAATGAACTTTATATGTTGATCCCAACTTACGATCACGAATAAAACATGAATCAGGATTTAAACGACGTGTTCCAATATAATCCTCGTTTGTATTTGAAATTTTAACATGGCGAACAAGATGACTAGCCTCACCATCAGTCAAGATAATACACTGAACTTTTTGCAGTTTATTTTCTTTTTGAAATTTAGGAAGAATTTGATGGAGTGATACTAAAGATTCATTTAAAGGAGTACCTGAAAGTGACATACGCTCAGGAACACTATATTTGGTATAATTACTGTGATAATATGATGCAATACGCCAAATATTTAACATTTGATGTTCCATTTCTTTTGTAGAAACTTTACTTGTAAAAATGTTGAGCATTGAAAAAGAAGATGGTACGCAAAGCAAATTTTCATCCTTTTCATAATGAGGTTGCAATTCTGTGTTCAAATATTTGTTAGTCTCATAATCAAAGGCAAAACGATTCCACTCATTAGTGAAAGAATATACTTCAAAAGGAATGTTAGATTTTTTGCAAAACCAAATTAGATTATAGAGTTGTTTAATAGTATCAAGAAGGACCTTGCTCATAGATCCACTCCAATCTAAAACAAAAATCAATCCATGATTCTTACCTTCGGCAAGAGTACCTACTTTCTTAAAAAGATCTTCATTGTATTTGTGAGTATGAAGTTTGGAACAATCCAAAACACCAGTACGTGAGGTAGTAGTACGTGCATAGGAATCTGCTGCCTTACGACATTCAAACTCTTTTAGCAAATAACTAACTTCTTTTTGTGCAGATTTTTTAAATTTTAAAAATTGATCATCGACATTTTCATAGATATTGATATCCGTAACTTTTTGTTGGTGAACGAAAAAGAAGTAGTTTCACTATGAATTTTATTATTTGAGATAACAATAGTATCAAGATTTACTTTAGGAATCTCAACATAAATGTTTTCTCCACCATAGTTTGAAATTAAATTTTTTAAATTTTCTTCTAGATTTTGTGCAGTATGAACTTCAGGTTCGGATCTAGATTCAGAATTTTCTGATTCACTATCTTCAGAAATTATATCACTTTCATCAGATGATTTTTCTTGAGATATTCCTTCAGAACTAAAATCAGATTTAGGTGACTCTTTAGATTCTGAAGAATTGCCTTCAGAGTTTCCTTGTACTGGAGGAATTTCAGATTCAGAAATTTTTTCATTTTCCAAATTCTCTTTACAAAATTCATATAAAACTTTTGCAGCAAGAATAGCATCTGCAAAAGTTTCAGTCTTGGAAATCATTTCAATGATTTTATTTTCTTCTTCTACAAATTCAATATCAACATAATTACCAATCTTAAAATAAAGATTTGCACGATCTGCAAGATTCATAGTTGAAATATCTTGATCTCCTATTTCAAAAAAATCTTCATCAAACATCTCTTTATATCCACCATAAAAAGTTTTAGCAAGACCCATGTACTTGCGTTTCATCAACTTTTCAATTCGAGCATCTTCAACAATATTAATAAATTGATGAGGAATTTCTTGTGGGTGATCTTCATCAGGTGTAAACAACGCATGTCCAACTTCATGGCCAACAAGCATATCATAGACAATATTACTTGCCTTTCCCCATAAAGGAAGAGTCAAAACACGACTATGAACATTAAATTGGGCAGTATCTACATGACGATGCTCAACTATTAAATCTTCAGTTGCAAGAAGCTTAGCAAGTTGCGACTTGATTTCGTGCTTGACTGTCATGAAATTTGTCTCGTATGTGCATATAGTATTGCAAAAAGAACCAGCATGGGGAACCTATTGTGACACTTTTTAAATTGGTCTTAGGATTCCATACGTGAAAATCCTTTTATCTTTTCAAATTTTATAACACTTTCAAATCTATCATCCATTCCAGTTTTATGAGAGATTACAAATACATTCGCATCCTTAACAATATATTTAATAATCTTCAAAAATTCTTCTGTTCCAAATCCATCAAGAGAACTATCAAAGACTTCATCCATTATCAGTAGATTCGTACTAACAGAATTTTTCATCCTTGCAACTTCTCTCCAAGTAAACAAGAGTGCCAAGTCA